CGAAGGTGACTCCCCACAGTGTGGGGAGATGTCACGAAGTGACAGAGGGGACGGCACGGTTCGTGTGTCAGGGTATTCTACGGAGAGCCTCCGTGCGTGGCAAAGAACTGCCGGAAGTGCTGCGGACAGCTCTGAAACGGCAGGCTTGTGCTTGTGTGACCAGGGCGGAGAACGCATAGACATTCTGAAAGAACGCACTGCCACCCTTCGGGCAGAAGCCCATCATCAGCCTTGTGTACTGGAAAATCATCCTGCTGACAGCCGGCTTCAGATCTCTGAGAACGGAAAAGTACAGACACTGACTTCCAGATGCGGAACAGGCGGCGGAAATGTTCCGCTGTTGATGGATACGCCGAAAACGCTGAAGATTCGCTGCGGAAAAGCCGGCGGTGGAAAAGGCAGTCTGATACAGGAAAACAAATCTGCTACGCTGTCCTGCAACAATGACCAGACGGTATTTCAGCCGAAAGCATACGGCATCAGTTCCTTTTCCAGCAATGCCATGCTTTCCGGTAATCCGCACAGCGGCATTTATGAGACAGACACTGCCCGTACTTTGGACACCAGCGACCAGTCACCAGCAAAAAACCAAGGCGGTATTGCTGTGCTGGAAAGTTATGCTTTGCAGGGCTCAATGATCGGTCGGTCTGACCAAAACGGACCACAGGGCGGCGGTGTCAACAAAGAGGTCGCTTTCACTTTGAATGCTACCGACCATCATGCAGTGTATGCTGCTTCTACGGGAAATTTCAGCAGTGCATTTCGGGAAACGACCCCTACACTGCTGGCACGGGATCACAAAGACCCCAGTATCGTTTCCAGCGGTTATGCGGTTCGCAGACTGACACCGCAGGAATGTGCAAGACTGCAGGGATTTCCGGATCAATGGTGCAGTGACCTGGCATCGGAAAATCCCACAGAAGAAGAAATCGACCGATGGGCAGCTATTTTTGAAGAATACCGAAAAGCGGTAAAACCGGAGAGTCGTCCCAAAAGCCGAAAGATGGTACAGAAATGGCTCCAAGATCCATATCGTGATGCAGCAGAGTACCGCCTTTGGGGGAATGGCGTCTGTCTGAATGTAGCTGTTTTTGTGCTTGCCGGAATCGTCTGGGCAGATTTGTGATCTGTTACAAATGACAGTCGAAACATTCTACACATCTCACAGTTGCTATCTGTGGAAAAAAGAGTTAATATGTGTCATGGCGAAAGCAAAAACGCCGAAAGAAAGGAGTTTTTCACATGACCATTACTTATCACAGTCAAAATCGAAAGGAACTGGTGAAAGCCATCAGTGAGATTATCGGCATTCCGGCAGTATATCAATTCATGCCCACCTGCGCCTACAAAATCGGGGAATGCTACACCGTTACCAAGTCCGGTGATCTGGAAATCAGTGACCAAGCCGACCGTAAGGAAACAGAACGGCTTCTTGCCGAACTGGCAAATCGGGGCTATGCTGTTCCGGACACAACAGACCCAGAATCCAAAGGCTTGACGGTGCAGATGCCAGCCGATTTCTTCACGGAGCATACGCTCGGTAATCTCCGGCAGCTCTGCGAAAACAAGGCTGCCCTTTTTCATGCTGCTTTTCAAACCGACTGTTTGGACATCATTCTGTCTGATGAAAAGGTGGAATTTCCATGGTTCACGGTCGAACAGGACGGCGATGCAGATGCCTACTGCACCTTCATTTCCATGCTCTGCGAATTTGCCAAGAACCAGAGCCGCATCAACCGCAAACCAGACACCTCCGACAATCCCAAGTACACCATGCGGTGCTTCCTGATTCGTCTGGGAATGGTGGGAGTAGAATTCAAGGCGGCAAGAAAGGTCATTCTTCGGCATCTGTCCGGCAATTCCGCATTCAGAAAGGTTGGTGATACTGATGCAGTTTCCGAGTAAATCTTATCTGGAGCAACTCCGAAGGCAGTATCCAAAAGGGACAAAATTACAGCTGCTTTCTATGCGAAATGAAAAATATCCGGTTCTTCCCGGAACAATCGGCGAGGTCACGCATATTGATGATGCGGGCAGCATTCATATGCGATGGGAAAACGGTTCTTCCCTTGCTCTGATTCCCGAAATCGATAGTTTCCAGACCGTATCCGAGGCGAAAAAATAAGGCGAAACCTCCTCCATTGTACAGTATGTTACCATACAATCGCAAGGATTGCAAGGGTGTATTCTACACAATCTTTTGCCCGCATTTTCTGTAGATTTAGCCGCTTGCTATCTCCTCCGTTTAGAGTTAATATGGTTACAACAAAAGGGAAAAAGCCCGAAACTACGGAGGAAAATATTATGAACGCTAAAACAGAAAGACAGATTGAAAACCTGAAAAAGCAGACCATCGGCGTGGAGATTGAGATGAACCACATCACCAGAGAACGTGCTGCAAAGCTTGCCGCCGACCATTTCGGCACAGGCAGATACGAATACACCGCCAGCCGAAACGGCTACAGCACTTGGTCGGCTTGGGATGCACAGGGCAGAGAATGGAAATTTCAAAAGGACGTCAGCATTGCAGGATGCGATGCCGAAAAGTGCGAACTGGTCACGCCGATTCTGAAATACGAGGACATTGAAACCTTGCAGGAACTGGTCAGAAAACTTCGCAAAGCCGGAGCAATCAGCCATGCAGGCATCGGAGCCGGAGTACACATTCACATTGGAGCAAACGGACACACACCGCAAACCCTGCGAAACCTCGCCAACCTGATGGCGAGCCACGAACGGCTGATTGCAGATGCCCTGAAAATCGACCAAGGCAGAATGAACCGATATTGCAGAACGG